AGGTATTTTAACTTCTTTAAAGTTAGGATACTATGGATCTCCTACAGATTACACAAAATACAATGTACTAGGTAAGTACTCTGTATTTCCTTTGAGTCCTTCTATGGTGTTTGATACTGACTTAGAAGGTTTAATGCTGGATTACTTAGACAAGGGAGTTGATTTAGCGACCTTTTCTAGTGGTAATAAAATGTCTACTCCTACAAAAGAACTTTCTTACTATGAAAAGAAAAATGTAAAGGGGGTTTCTACGTACGTAGAGGGAGAGAATGGCGAATTAAAACTTACTAAAGTAGATCCTGAAGCTGTATTTAGACTTCCTATTGATGGATTGCGTAGACAGCAGTACATAGCTCCTAAGACTAAGAACGAAGTTACCCTTTCTACTCAGATGGTTAAACTTATTTTTTCTAACTTTTATGTAGCAGGAGAAATGAATCCTCAGTATGCTCACTTAAAAGATAAGATTAACGCTCTTCAAAATGCTTTTATTGAAAACGTACAAGTTATTGTAGACGTAGAAAAAGCAAAAATCTATTCTCAAATTGGAGCAACTGTAGATGATAACGGAAATATAACTGCTATTAATACTATGGATTTTACCATTTGGTTAGAAAATGAATTTGATAAGAAGGATGTTCCTACTTCGGTATACTCTTTCTTAAGACCTACTCTTACCAATTCTTTTGTATTTTCTTTAGATGCAGGTGTACAACGTTCTTTAATAGATCAGATTATTTCTAGTGCACTATCTAAACGTGTATTAAGACCTAAGTTGTTCGGTGAAGCGTATATTCAATTAGCTTCTACAGGGTTTAATAAATTAGGAACTAGGATGAAGAAACCTACTACTGCTCAACTTAAAACTATAGCAAGTGGATTTAACGTAAGTGGTTTAAGAGACTATCGTGTTGAAAATGGAGTAGTACAACCTGCAGATGTTTTAATTCCTTTTAATCCTAAGAAACATTCTCCTTTACTTAATCTTACTTGGAACGGAGAACGTATTGCAACTTTAGATAGACTTAACCAGGCTTTAGAAGATGATGCTTGGGTAACAGAACACTCTGCTAAAATTACTATAGTAGGAGTACGTATTCCTGTACAAGGATTAAACTCTATGGAGTATTTTAGAGTACGTAGGTTCTTATCTAATGTAGGGGGCCCTGTAATGGTAGTTCCTCCTTCTATTATAACTAAGTCTGGATCGGATTTTGACATAGATAAATTGTTTATGTATGAGCCAGAGTTGGATGACAATGGAAACTTAGTATCTAATCCTAGACTAAATGATCCTGAGTTTAGAGCACAAATCATAGATAATATCTTAGCAAAGAATGAATTCTTAGCTGTTAAAGCAAACAGCTTACAAAGCTTGTTTGCCTCTGCTGACTTTAAAGAGGCTGGCTTAGTATCTAAAGAAATTGAAACTCTTAAGAAGTTTATAGACAATCTAAAAGAAGCTAAGAAGTCTGGAGATACAGATACAATTACAGAATTTAAAGAAAACATTGGTCCGTTAAACATGAAGCTTAGTATTGCTATTGAGAGATTTAAAACCCTTCGTAGTCAAGATCCTAACGTAGTAGAAATGTTACAAAATTTAGTTGCTGTCAATGAAGTACTTGCTGATATGAAAGACATTTCAGAGAAAGCAATTAAAGGATCTGCTTCTAACAATATGATTTCTGTAATATCTTCTATATTGTCGGAGCCTAGTATCTTTACAGAGTTTACAAAACCAAACACTAACATAATCTTGCCAGCTATTGCTGAAGAGTATCAAAAGATGAAAGGTAAATCTAGTCGTATTTCTTCTAGTGCTATGTTCTTAATTGAAACCTCAGTTAGAATCTTTACTGAGAACAACTTAGGTAAAAAATCTTTGGGAGTAGATGCTAAAGTAAACGCTTTACATAAACTTTACCAACAAACTGGATTACGATTTAAGAGCAATCCAGAAATTATTGATTTAAATAAATTCTACTTACTTAAAGCCAATAAAAATAAAAACACTAAAGAGATTGAGTTGGGAGGTTTGTATGATGCTGATGGAATTAATTTAATTTCTGACGTAATCAACGAGTTTATTAACGGGCACGTAGATATCGAGAAGGAAGACTGGATTAACTTCTTTAACGCAGATAGGGAAAGAACCCCCTTGATTCTTCAAATGGTAATTAATGGTACTCCTGTAGAAGAAGCTATTCTTTTAGTGAACCAACCTATTGTACAACACTACATTAGATCTAGTAAGATTACTAAGGTAGGTAAAGCATTAGGACAGAAACCTGCTGATTTGTTTAAAGACTATATTATTCCTGCTATGAACTTCTTAAACGAAAAGCCTGTGTATGTAAATGGAAAGATAGATGAGAGTCGTACTATAGAAAAAGTAATGAGTACTCCAAGTATTGTAGAAGCATTATCAGCAGAAAATTTTAACAAAACTAACTACCCCCCTAACCCTAACGTATACAGAAGTCCTTATGATAAAATTAAGGCAAACAGAAATACAAAGGAAGGAACAAAGGCTCTTAAAGCACAGTTGGCTTTTATTGCTCAATACTATATAGTTCAAACCCAGAATCAAATGTTACTGGAGTTAACAACTAACATCGACTTTAATACAGCAAATTATCGTATTAATACAGAGTTTTATTCTACTGCTCAAGGTATTATAGAAGCTTCAGACAATTTTAATCCTGAAGGAATTAATAAGATTCTTGAAAACAGTGTTGTTTCTCCTTTTAACATTCTAGAAGCTAACCAGTCTGTAGTAGATCAAGTATGGGACTTTTTCTCTTTAGACATAGTTAAACAACATTTACATATGGTAAAGAACTACTATGGTAAGTATTGGGGAAGGGATAAAACAGTTAAAAACTTTAACCAACTCATGAATTCTATGATGTTGTCTTTCTTCCAGAATACTCCTGAACTTAAGCCTTGGTATGCTAAATATGGTCCTGATTCAGGATTACTAGACACTACAGCTAAGAACAACTTGCGATCTAGGTTTGATACTATCTTTAACAATACAGAAGATTCTAAACTAAGAACCTTTGCTAATAATAATATTATCTTAAATAACTTTACTTCTATCATGGTAGATGGCACAACTATGTTCTATCCAGGTATGTTGACTAACGAGAAGGATGTAGATACGGTAAATGCAGGACAAAAAGATTTCTCTGATGGACTTAACCATCCTAACCCCGAAGTAAGAGGGTTCTTTAGTGACTTAGCTAACACTGTTTTATTAAGTCAAGGATCTAACATCAAGTATCGTTCTATCCATAACTTTATTCCTATGGAAGCTCAAACGGATATTATGATTGAACTTTCTATTGTTCTTAAGAAGATTAAAGAGTCTATAGACAACCCTGAAACTTCAGAGTTTTTAGGTAACTTTTTACAAAAAACTACTGATATTCACTCTGCTATTTATTGGCCTGGTAAATTAAATGAAGTTGTGGTAACAAGTAAAATGAAAACTTTCCCAGACTTTACAAAAGAGCCCGTAAAAGAATCTAAAATTACAAATGGGGATAACTTAGCTAAAGCTAAGACCTATGCACAGGAATCTTCTAATGATGCTTCTGAACCTGAATTTGATAGTTTTGATGAGGCATCTATTATAGCTGAAAGAACTAAACAAAAACAAGTTAAGACACTTGCAGCTACTACTCAACCATCTACTAGTGTTGAAGTAATTCCTCTAAATGAATCACAAAGATTTACTAGAGAATCAGCTGAAAAAGATACAGAGTATATGTATTTATTTACAGATAATGCTGGTAGAACATCAGGCTCAGGAGTTATTGATCCTAACAGTTGGTATGCTAAAAAATATGGTGCAGATAAAAAATATGCAAGTAAAACACAAGCTGTAGCAAGAGGTCTTAAAAATGTTTATCCTATTACTACAATGGTAGATGATAAGAGAACTCAATGGACAGATGACCAGTTTAATGAATACAAGAAAATTATTGATGATGAAATAGAAACTATTAAACAGGCATCTAAGAACTATAATGGTATTAAGTTTGGTGCAGAAATGCCTTTTGGTAAAGGTGCTATTTCTAATATGAAAGATAGTGCTCCTAAAATATGGAATTATCTTAATATAAAACTTGCTGAAATAGGTATTGATAATACAGGAGATATACCTGTATCTACTCAACCATCTACTACTACACAGAATAACGATATCTTATTTGGAATAGATCTTCAAAATCAGGGACAGTTAGAGTTTCATGTGAATACTTTAAACGTAGTAGCCCAGTTTCTTGAAAATGTAGGAGTAGAACAAAGATTAGTTTCTGAATTTTTATCTCAGGAAGGATCTGTTGTAGAAGGAGCTATAGCGGCCGCTAACTTTATAGAAGGTACTGTGGATATTATAGACGACTTAAGTAAAAGACCTGAAGCCTGGAATAAACTTCCAGAAGAAGCTGCTCACTTTTGGTACAGATTATTAGAAACTAATTCTCCGCTTAAAAAAGCTTTGTGGGAGTCACATCAAGTAGCTTTAAAAAATAATAAGTTATATCAAACAGAATATGGTAAACTAGTTTCTAAACCTGAGGATCTTACAGAAGAATCAATAGGTCAACTTATTGCAGAATCTATTAAAAGAATAGAAAACAAAAACGCTAATACTTCAGACTACTCTTTCTTTAAAAAGTTTTTAGATTGGGTTAACAGTGTAATTAAAAACTTTAAGAATACTACTATTGATCCTTTTGAGGTAGCAGCAATGAAGATACTTTCATCTGATATGTCTGATTTAATGACGTGGGCAGAGTATAGTAAGTTAAATAATATAGTAAATTTTGCTGATGTACTAACTAATCAATCTGTTGCCCCTGTTGATTATACTTTGATTGATGATATAGGGATTGCAGCTGATAATCTTCTCATCGTTGAGGATAATACTATTGTTTTTAAGTATGGTTTTGTTTTTAGAAATTCTGATTATAAACAAAAGTATGGTGACAATTCCCCTTACTTTTCTACTCAGCAAGAACTTGATAATTGGGTATCTACTAATGTTCCAGAACATAATCAAAGACAAAAAGCAATTATTCAAGAAGTACGAGACAACGAACAATTTTTTGATAGACTTTTAAATAAATCGTTTAGAAAAAAATCAAAGTTTTTGCCAAAAACTCTTAGAAAGTATTTTAATATAGTCGATTCTGACAATTTATATACACTAGAACCGTGGAATGTTTCTCAAGAGTTAGAAAAAATAACAAAAAAATTATCGGATGAAGAGAAAGAACAGTTAGTCCGAACTAATGGTTACACTAATATAGCTCCTACATTAAAAGTATTACCTGATTTATTGCAAAAATACAAAAAAAATCCTATTGTACTCTCTGAAACCATTAAGTTAGATGGTGCTAAAAAACAAGAACTTTCTATTCTTGACGGGATTAGGAAAATGATTAAATCAGAAAATCCTAATTTAAAATCTATAACCGCAGAAGATTTTGTACAGCAAGTACATGAGTGGTTAAATTTTCACTATCTATTAGGGTTTGCTGACGAAAGTACTTATTTATCCTATAGGGTAGATCAAACTTTTACAAATGTAAAAGATAGATCTTCGGACGAAGATTTTGAGTTAGCTAATATGACAGAAGCAGAAATTCAAGCTCTTCCCTTTGCAGAAAGGCAGAGAATAGCTACTATATTAGGGCTAACTAAACAAAACCCAGACGTATACCATAACAAAGTGTCGTTAAGATTTAATGACAAGTATCATTTGAAATCAGGACACTTTAATAAGTCTCCTTCTGCGTGGGGTAATCTTACTTATTTTTATACAGGTAAAAATAAATGGAAAGACCGAGTACTTTTGCACGAAATACAAAACGATAATATAGAGTTTCTTAGAGAATATAAATCGGAAAAAGTAAACGTAGAAACTTCTTTGGGCAGGTATTTGCAGGATCTTAACAAAACGTTGCTTGCTAATATTGCACAAATAGAGTCTCCAAACTCACGTGTCGTAACACATTTTAGTGGAGAATTTTCAACTTATAAATCCTTAAATACTTTATTAGATAGTTTGAAAGAAATGCGAATAGATGGGGGTCAAGCTTTAGCTACCTTTAAACAAAGGATTGCTGAATCTATAGAACTTTATAAATCAGATGATAGTGTATATACTAGGCCTGAAAAAGCCCAAAAATTAGTCGATGGAACTTACACTGCTAAAAGAAAATTTGCAGAATTTAAGAAAAGAGGAGGTATAAGATCTTTACTCACTGAGAGTGAGTTAGCGGAATTGAGACTTATATTAAGGGAGTTAAATCAACCTATAGAAACTGCTGAGTGGGAATATAACGCCCTCACTGTAGCAGAGAAAAAAGAAATATTTAAATCTAGAACTATTGCTTTGAGAGAAGGGATAAATGAGAGGTTTAGAAAACTCTATGGGGATAACGCTCCTTTAATCGCTTTATCGGTTCCTGCTAAACGTTTGTCTAGAAACCAAAGACACCTAAGGGGCACAAATGAGGAGAAGTTAAACGAGAGTGTGGATTCTCTATTAGCGTTTTCCGAAATACAAATGGATAAATATCTTTCTAAAGCAATAAATGATACTAAGCGAATTTATAGTATGGCCAGAAATGCTACTACAGCTTATGAGTTTAATTTAAGTTTATCTAAAATAACTGCTAATCAGTTCAACACATTGATTGAGAATTTTAAATATAATCAAAATCTATTGGTTCAGTCTGTTAAAGAGCAATCTCAAAAAGACTTAAACTCTGGGCAAAACGCAGAAGCTAAAAAAGCTAAGTCTATCATACAGTACTTAGAGCAGACTATTAACGGAAATTTAGGAGAATATCAATTTAGTTTTGCAGGCGATCAGTCAACAGAGAAAAAAGTAGTTGCACGACTATTAAAAAGTCCTAGTTTTGATGAAATGCTTCTAGGTCAAACTGGTTACATGGGGATGTTTAGGTGGTCTTCTGAAGAGTTTTTAGATTACGTAAAACAGGTTAATCCCTCATTACTTGATATAGATACTAGTTTTTTATTATTTACAGAACAACAAAATACTTTCACTGCATTAAAACAAAAAGCACTGGATAAAAAAGAAGAATTAGAGAAAGATTATGGAAAAGTAGAGGAAGAAGTAAAACAGACTCTGGAGGTAGAGATGAATTACTTTACTCCCTTAGTCCATCATCTTATTCAAAAACACATTAATCAGTATGGAAAAGATTTTCCTATGTACTTTAGTGGGTTTGAAATTACCAAACTTACACAAAATAATGACAGAACTGCTTTAATATATGCAGGTAAAGATGAGGTTAATATTGTGAATAAAAATGAGTTTATATTTAATGAAGTAATTTTTAAACAGTATCAAGGAGAAAGGAAGTTATTATCTGAGGAATATGATATATCAGTTAAAGAACTTGATAAAAACACCAAAGGATTATACCACAATGACCTATTAATAGGAAAAGTAACTAAGGGTAATAATGGGTTGATATTAGAACAAGATGGAATTATTACAGAAACTAATGAAACACAAATAAGTCCTATTATTAAAAAAATAAAAGTAGACAATGTAGGTACTGTTTCTGGAAAATACGAGAAATTAGAGGGATCTATAAGGACTCTAATTTCAAAGCAAGAATACGAAAAAGCATACCAACAAGCTACTGAACGAAGAGCTAAAGAGATAAAATATGAAGCTGCTTTAAACATAGGTATATTAGATAGCAGTGAGGAAGGTATTAATTCAGGAGAAGATATTAAAAAATTATCTGATAAAGAATTAGAACAAGCTATTAAAAAACTTAATGACTATAAAAAAGAGTCTAAACAAAATCTAGATAGAGTAGTTAATACTATTATGAATATTAGTAATAGTAAACCTATTGAAACAGGTGCTATTTATAATGCAATGACTCAAGTAAGTGGAGTTAAACTTGTATGGGAAAACAAAGTTGAGGGATTAAACGGGGAACCTGGGGGTTATAAAGTAGATTTAAGTAATTATAACTACAATACTCCAGTACTTTATGGTTTACAGACACCACAAGCAGTTAATCTTGAGCTTACGGTTCCCACAGTTGCTATGATTCCTGCAGACATGGACAGTTTAGAAAACACTGAGTTTGAGGTAACTAAGTGTAGGGAAGATTAAAAAACCAATTATATTTGTAAGTAAATAAGTAAACAATTTAAATTTAAACAAACAAGATGTCTAAAGGCTGCGTCATAAAATATACTAATCCTGTAACAGGGATGAATCAAACTTCTGTACTTGCTTATACTTTATCCCAAGTAGGATACAGTAATGAACAAGCTATAGACTTAGTTAAACAAGGAAGTCTGTATTCTAAGAAAGATGGAAATAATACTTGGCCTAAACCTTTAAACAAGGATAAGGGTAGGTTTGGAAATTTTGTAGAAATAGACTCAGACAACTTGCTTAACAACTTAGGCATTGATTCTTTAACTCCTGAGCAAGTAGAGTATCTTAGAGGAGCACAAGACTTGTTTGAAGATGTTCAAGTAAGAATAGATACTGCAATCAACCTAACTACTTTGCTTGAAGTAGCTAACTACGTTAAACAAAAAGGAGTTTCTTCTATAAGTATAGATATTGTTAATCCTGAAGCATCTGTGTTAGACAGGATGTATAAGATATATCCAATACCATTTACAGAGTTAAACACAATCTACTTAGGCAGTTTTATCGAAGGTGAAGTATTTAGCAAAAATTTGACTAAGGGTAAGGAAACAAGAATAGAATTCTTAAAGAAGTATGTAGACTTTCAACAGCCTGATGTTTATGATACTTTAATTAAAATTCTTAATGATCCTGAGACGCCTGATTATGAAAAGTTTTTAATTAAAAAACTTCTACCTATCATAGACTTGATTCCTAATATTGGCTTAGACTTTTTTACAGGAAAAGACTTAGAGGGAAGGGAAGAAATTCCTATGGGAGAGTATGTACCTGAATTTCATACTATTAAATTAAATGTATTTGGTTTAAAAAGCAGAGGACTGGATTATTCTAGACGTGTAATTCTACACGAGATTTTACACTCAGTTCTAGCTTCTAGTTTACAGAACCCTACAACTGAAGCAGATAAAGCATTAGTAAATAGTCTTAAACCTATTCTAGCTTACTATCAACAAAAGTATTCTACCAAAGAAAAGGTAGAAGATTATTATGGATTTAGAGATATTCACGAGTTTGTATCAGAGTTTTTTACTAACCCAGCATTCAGAGACCTTTTAGAAAAGGAGGAACCTAATTGGTTTCTTAAAATCGTAGATGCAATTTGGAAGTTCTTTGGTAAGAAACTAAACCTAAATAAAAATCTTAATAGTCTAGAAAACGTAGATCTTCTACTAGAGAACTTCTTTAATGAAGTACTCTTTGCACAAGATATTAATACAAGTGTGCTTTACACTAAGTTAAACTCTATGCCTTATGCTATGAGTGATGCACAGATGAGGGATATGGACGAGTTCTTAGATGATGAGAAAAGAGACAAAGTTGAGTTTCTTGCTCGTTTAGATGAACTTTTACAAACAGAAAACTTAATTGATTGGAATAAGATAAGAGACCAAGCAGAAATTCTTGGAGTAAATGTAGGTAGTGTACTTAGAACTAAAGATCTTTTTGTAGAAATCTCTGCAGCAGAAGCTACTGAGTCTTTTAAATCTTTGGTAAGTTTCTTCTATGATAGTTCTAAGTATCTAGCAAGTGTAAGAAATTCTCTTAGTAAAATGTCTTCTGATCCTAGTGTTACAAAAGACAAACTGTTTAGACAGGCTTACCATGCTAAAGAGTTAGGAGAACAATATACAAACTTAGCTCAAAACTATCGTAGAGTAATGGGAGACTTAGGAGCTAACACTGTTTTAGGTCAACAACTTCTTAACTTAGAATCAACCTCAGACTCACTTTCTAAAGCTTATTTTAACAACGCTGTAGAAGCTTTGGCTATTAAATTAGCAGATGAGTTTGAGCCTCAAACAAAAGACGCTCAAAAACGAATTCAAGATAATATAGATAGATTTAAAACTTCATTAGCAAGTTTACAAAAACTCGGTAACGAAAGACTTATCAAACTTACTGAAGATCGTATCAGGAATGAAGAGGCTAGGATGTCTACACTAGCAACTAAAGCTAACTTGTTAAAAGCCCTTAGAGGTCAGATTAAAGATGTAGGGAACTTTTCTTTATTCCTAGAATCTGCAGGATTGTCTGGAAACATTCTTACAGGCACTGTAGGGGGTATGATTGCTAATCAATTCGATTCAGCTAACGTAAAAGCTCAAGCAATGGAGGTTAAGTTGAAGAAAATAGCTGACGAGTTGCAAGCCCATTTAACCAGTAAAGGTATAGGTGTTAACACTTCTTTTGACTTTGAAAATGTTTTTGGAAGATTTCTTAAGAAAGTAGAAATCTTAGAAAGTAGGAATGGTAAAATCTCTAAGAGAGAAACTATGGTTCTCTTAAGTGAGATGGATGAAGTTCGTTACAACAACCTTATTACTAAATTAAAGTCGGAGTTACGAGAACTTAAACAAACTAAAGTACAAGACTCTGCACTGAAGGACTTAATCAGAGCTAAAGAAGCTGAAATAAGAAGAACACAGTTAGAGTTTGAAGAGCAGCCTTTTGATGATGTTTATTATCAAATTCAGAATATGTTGAGTGCTGAATCAAAAGAAGCACGAGATTTAATATTTGAAGAGATGAACAAAATCCAGGTGGGTAGTCTTACAGAGGAAAACTCTGAAGAACAACTGGATAAGTTAGATGATTTAAAAGAAGAGTTAGACTTACTTGAGTCTGACTACGATAAAAATAAAAACTTAAAAGATGAAGCAGGTTTAAGAATAGCTGCTAATATCAGAGAGTGGAAGAAAAGTAGGGCTGCCGCAGAACTTTATACTTATACTATAAGTAGAGAGAATCAAGACTTATTTGATATACAGCTCAACAGTAAAAAGACTGCTTATGATAAAGCTGTTGCTGCTTACAATCAAGCTTTAATAGATACTACTGATGTTGATACTCTAGAGTATAAGAAGCAAACTATAGAATATTACAAGAAACAGTTTGATTTATGGAAAGCAAATAACTGTGTAAGAAAAATTAGTCCTGACTTTTATAAACAAAGAAAAGAGATTGTAGATGCTATTACCATTATTCAATCTAGGTATCCTGCCCCTTCTGGAGTACGTAGAATGGATGAGGTGTGGAATGATATTTTTGGAGTATTGAAAGGATATAAGAACTCTGATAACTTTTATGAAGGTTCTAAGATTGCTTCACCAAATCCAGATGGGACTCCTTCTAACTTAGCTGGTCTTGTTAGAGAGTATGAAGAAGAGATAGAAAAGATTAAAACTGCTTATAAAACAGATGTAGATATGTCTAAAGAAGATGCAGATAATCTTAAAGATTTGTTTTCTTCTTTTGGAGACATCCAAGAAAAAGTCTACACTCCTGACTATGTTAGAGAGTATACAAGTAAGTTAAATTTAATCAAGACTTCTTTGATTGCAACAAATAGTTTACGCTATCAAGACCAAGCAGACGATGCTTTGTTAGAGGTTGATGCTACAAAGGAACTTAGAAAAACAGATTGGTATAAACAAAATCATAAAAAAGTAAATGTATGGGATGAAAATAACCAAATGTGGACTTTATCCGATGAACCTTTATACTTCTGGATGTCAACAGAACCTACAGATAAAAACTTGATTACGGATACTTCTCCTTCTTTTAGGTGGAATACTATTGCTGTTAATCCTAAGTATGTAAGGGCTGATATCAAAAATGTAAAGTATAGTAAACGTGTTCCTTTACGTACTGATAAAACTGAGTATAGAAATAAAGAGTATGATAAGTTAGACGCTAAAGAAAAAGAGATCCTTAAGAAAATAACCGATGTTTACTTAGATCTACAGAAAGGTACTCCTATGAATCTTAAGAAAGGTTTAGAGTTACCTAGCGTACTTATGGATCCTGCAGAGAAGGCTCTAAAGAATACTAACATGGGTACTCTTAAGTCTAAAATAGGTGCCACTTTTCAAGGAATTTGGGACAAAGCTACTTTTGAAGACGATGAGGAGACTGCAAGAAGTCAAGAAGGAGGATCTATTATTCAAAAAGTAAGTAAGAAACTTTACTTAAAGTATAATAAACCTATTCCTGCTGATAAGATGAGTATTAACATACTCAATAGTATTGCAATGTATGGAGCTGATTTGATTAGATTTAAAGAAGCGTATGAAGTAATGCCTTATATCTATGGTATGCAGGATGTATTAAAAGAGTCTTTGCCTGGTACTAAGATTGAGAAGATGATTAATAACTTGTTTGAACGTAAGTTACAGGGTAAGAGTCGTAAGTTCTTAGTAAACAATAAAGCAGGAAGAATGGTAGAGAAAGTACTTGATATGGCATTGTCTGCCAACTCTCCTATTGTTCTTGCTTACCGTCTTCCATCAAGTGTAAAAAACTTTATGGCAGGATCTGCTAACGTGTTTATACAAGCAGGTATTTATGGATTAAGCCGTAAAGAAATCTTTAAAGCTATGGGTAGAAATGCTGTTCACATAGCAGACTTATTCCAGTCAGAAGTAGAGGATGGTAGAGATTCTGAATATATCTCTCGTATGAGATACTTTAATGTTATGCCTGAAGATCAACTAAGTGAAACAGGACGTAAACTATTTATTTCGAAATTAGGTAAGTATCGTAAGTATAATCCTTTTAACTTCTTAGGATTTTTTAGAACTTTTGGTGAATTTGAAATGAGGAGTGCAGTAGCAGAAGCACTTTCGCAACAGTTTTTAATTCCTCTAACAGATAAACCTGAAGGAGTTCCTTTGTTTGAAGCTTATGATTTTAAAGATGGAATTCTTGTTCCTAAGGATACTATTGTAGACCAAGAAGGATTTCAAAAAATAGAACAGTATTACAGAGGTAAACTTAATCACGTCAATGCTGCTATTCAAGGTGCTTATGGATCTATGGACAAAGGAGAGTATAGTCGTTATACTCTAGGTAGAATTATAGGAAACATGAAGGGATGGGTTGCTTACCAGGGTATGCGAAGATTTAAAGTAGGTAGAACTATTAACCCAAGATCGGGTGAAGAGTTTCAAGGTTTTTATGTAACCGTAGTACAAGCACTTAAGCTTTTGTATCAAAGCAATTTTTCATTACCTGCTACTAGAAACTTAATGACTCCTGCAGAAAGAAGAGAAGCAGAAGGTGCAGCAATAGATATGCTTGCTTTAGCTGTTATTATGGCAGTCTCTGCAATACTAAATAGTATAAGATATGATGACGAGGATGAAGAAGATATGTATGTTGTATACTTTTTACTTTACAACTTATTAATGATTGAAGATGAATTAAACAGTTTAAATCCTGTATTCAGTCCTTTGTCTATCTATTATTCTAGATTTCAAAATAACGTAGATGGACAAAACTTTGCTCAATACTATCTTAATAGAAACGTTCTTCTTCCTTTTTCAGGAGCTACTGATGCTGTAAAACTTACAATAGAGATGTTAAATCCTTTTGATGATGCAAATCCTTTTGATGAATATGTACCAAGAAGCAGAAGCGGAAAAATCTCTAATCCTAAGAGATACCCACCAGATCCTACACTTAAAGGAGATATGGAAATATCTGCACGTATTCAAAAACTATTTGGATTAAACGCTTCTATAAACTATTTTTTAAATCCTGAATATTTATTTAGAAAGTATGAAAAGTATAATCCTAAGTGGTATATAAGCAGTCTAGATGCTGATTTAAAGTCAGAAAAAAGATCTGTAAACTCTATTGGTAAACAAATTAAATCTATAGAAAGACAATTAGATTACGTAGAAGATCTAGATACCAAACAAAATCTTTTGGAAAAAATAGAATCTTTACAAAACGAAAGATCTGAGTCAAAAGAACGTACATCTTCTCTTGTAGATATATACTCAGAAACTGGAAGAAAATAGTCTCTTTAGTTTCTTGACTTTATTTTTAAATAAGGTAAATTTGTAAAACTCGGACTTAGGTCGGACTTAAAGTCGAATAGATAATATAAAAGATTATAAAAAATTATAAAAGATTATAAAAGATTATGGAAAATAATGATTTACTTAAAGAACATTCAAAGAAGCTTCGTCAAATAGCTTCTACCTCAGGTCTTGCAGTAGGTGCAGGAGGTTTTAAACGCCACGGCACAGGTACTGTATCAAACGTACGCTACAGTGCACTAGTAGTACAAGAAGATACTGTATTCACAGAATTTCTTGTCAATGGTGCTTCTGAGTTGTCTAACAATGGTATGAGTGGTGTAACTTTTGTTCAAGGGGCATTTATCCCTGGAGGACTAATTACTGGCTTTGCTATCTCTTCAGGTAGTGTAATTGCGTACAAGTAATGATTGGTATATTCTTAAGTATCCTTAAAAGGAACACTAAACCAGTTGTTTTAACTACTGGCTTGTTGACTAAGCAAGATGGAGACTTCTTGTTATTACAATCAGGAGATCAAATTATAACTACAGTTAAAGTATAATTATGGCAAATCAAAAAATAACCGAACTAGCTCTGATTGGAGGTATCGATGTCAGCAATGACATGATACCAATTGTAGATGTTAGTGTAGCAGCAGGTGTAGGAGAGACAAAGAAAGTAGCTCCAGGTCAACTGAAGGTTGCATTAGCATTAGATAACGTTTCTAATACATCAGATGCAAATAAACCTGTATCAACTGCAACTCAAACTGCATTAGACTTGAAAGTGGATGAGAACGCTGCAATTACAGGAGCCACCAAGACAAAGATCACGTACGATGCAAAAGGACTAGTTACAGCAGGTGCTGACCTAGCCGCTAGTGACTTGCCAACAGGCATTGACGCTGCTAAAATTAGCAGTGGTGTAATAAGCAATGCTGAGTTTGACTATTTAAACGGACTTAGCGACAATATTCAAACACAATTGAATGGCAAGCAGCAAACATTAACGCTTACTACTACCGGCACAAGTGGCGCGGCCACATTGGTTGGTGGTACATTAAACATCCCACAGTATAGTGGTGGTGGTGCAAGTGGCGTATCTCAGATTGTAGCAGGTACTAACGTCACTATTTCTCCGGTAGGGGGAACAGGCGTTGTAACCATCAACGCTACAGGTGGGGGAGGAGGAAGTGGAACCGTTACTAACGTATCGGCACTGACTCTAGGAACTACTGGAACAGATTTGAGTTCTACGGTTGCCAACAGCACGACTACTCCTGTCATTACCTTAAATGTACCTAACGCATCTGCATCCAACAGAGGAGCTCTTACAAGCACCGACTGGAGCACATTCAACGGCAAACAGGCCGCGCTAGTATCTGGTACTAACATTAAGACAATTAATGGTAGTTCTGTGTTGGGCGCAGGTGATTTAGTGGTATCTGGAACGCCAGCAGGTTCTACTAGCGAGGTACAGTTTAACAACGCTGGGGCTTTTGATTCAGATCCTAATTTTATATGGGACGATACCAATAAAAGATTGGGATTAGGTATAGCTGCGCCTTTAGGTATTTTACACTTAAAAGTAGCAGCCGGTACTACTCGTCAAGTAATTGATGGCGATGCAGGTCAAAGCAAAATTATTACTTTCCGTACTGCTGGTTTACAGCGCTGGGGTTTATATAGTAACAACGTAGCAGAAAGCGGATCTAATGCAGGTAGTAACTTTGTTTTAAGACGCTATAACGATGCTGGCACTTTGTTGGGTACACCTTTAGAGGTAAATCGCGCAACAGGTGTAACTAAAATAGGCGAGGGATTAAATTTGAATGGATCAGTATTAAATAATTTTGTCCCCAACCAAGCAAGTACTTCAGTTAACTTAACTCTTAACTCAGCTAACGCTGCTACATACAACTCAAGTGTAATTGCGTTGACAGGTGCCTTGACGATTACATTTGACGCATCACTTCCCGGTGGGTTTAACGTAACGCTCATTCAGTTGGACGCTGCAATTTCAAGCATTGCAGGTACGGGTGGATTGGTTATCGGAAACAGACAGGGACACAGCAAGAACAACGGACAGTACTCAGTGGTAAGCATCATCAAGTACACCAACGTATTGGCAATTTTAGGCGGAGACACATCACTATAATATGTTCGCAGTCCCATCATTCTTTGGATTTCAAAAAGCTGGTTTTGGGCCTACTATAGACCCCGATGCTCAGGCATTCTTTGATAGGGTGACAGCAGCCGGCGGGACCTTAACCGGAACAGAGCAGACGGCTACTAACCAACTGGTTTTAGACATGAAGGCCGCAGGAATTTGGACGGCCATGCGTGCTGTGTATCCCATGGTCGGAGCAAGTGCGGCAGCGTGTGCGCAAAACTTAAAGAGTGCAAGTTTTCCGGGTAGTTTTTCAAGCGGTTGGACTTTTGCGAGTACGGGCGCAACGCCAAACGGTGCAAGTGCTTTTATGAATACTGGATTTGTTCCAAGTTCAAACATTACATTGGACAATGCACACCTTTCCTACTACTCAAGAACGAATATAGTAGGCGTACAAGTAGATATTGGTTCTATTGGTGGTGCAACCGATGCGTTTTATTTAATTATGAATTTGAATAATATCGCACCCAGTGGTATTAATGCCCCAGAAACTCTCAGAACATCAGCAATGAGCCCTACTTTGGGTATGTTAATTGGTAGCAGAATTGTAAGCACTGAAGAAAAATACTATACAAATAACGTTAGCCAAACATTAACTAAAAATTCTAATAGTATGAATAGTTTCAATGTTTATTTAGGATGTTTTAACCAAGGCGGAACGGCGAATTTATTTTCTACCAAAGAAACTGCATTTGCTTCAATCGGTGATGGCTTGACCGACACCCAAGCATCCAACTTTTACACCGCAGTGCAAGCGTTTAACACAACCCTCGCTCGCCAAGTAGTTTAACAAATATGTCTACACTGTTGTATATTTGTGATATGGGAAGACAATGGTCAACAATGAAACCATTAGATGCAAACTACATTGTAAGCAACTATGGAAAGAAAACCGTACAGCAAATTGCAACCGATTTGAACGCAACCACAGACAGAGTTCGCAGAGTGTTAAAAATGCAAGGCGTACCAATGATGGGTAAATCTGAGATGTACGCCAACATCAAACAATTAAAGTTTGATTATGAGGATGCGTTGTGTGAGGATTATAGAAATGGAGCAACTCAAACAGATTTAGTCAGAAAGTACAAGGTATCTAATGAGAAGGTAATTTTATTATTAGATAGAAATGGTATTGATAGGTTGAAAGGAAGTGGGTCGTCCTCGGTAAAAGCATGGGCGAGCGGGAAAAGGAAGCCAAGGAATTGTAATAAGGGTGGAACGCAAGACATTCACAATGCTTTGTTTGGTAGATGGAGGTATAATGCAAAGTCAAGAAATTACTCGTTCAATGTAAGTATCGAGTACTTGCAAAGCGTTTTAGAATCGCAAAATTATAAATGTGCTTTGACTGGGGGTGGTTTACTTTGCCCCAAGACATATAATGAAAAACGTGAAATGACATCTAATCCATATTTATTATCTTTGGACAGAATACAGAATGACTTGGGTTATGAAGAAGGCAACGTTCAATTCGTTTGTGTATGGGCAAACAAAGCGAGAGGCAGTTATGACAGCAATACATTCAAAGAAATAATTAATAATCTTAAATCATGTCAATAGGATATACACTTTCGGAATCGGAGTACACACAGATACAAGGGCAGTTTTATGCGCCCTATGAGTTTTTTAATTGCGTACAAGATATTAATGGGGTCTGGTTCTTATTTCTGTCTACTCAGGACAAAGAGGTAATCGTTAACGACCCTACCTGGAATTGGATTCTAACTTTACCGGAAGGTGATTATATCGCACCACCAGCCCCACCATTCCCACCTAGCGCATGATCACAGGATACTCAAATACCATCTCAGTAACAACACTGGCACCGAGCCTGCTGCTAGACCTATACCCATCGGCTGCGGCGGCTTATTCGGTGCGTTTATTGCGTACTGCTTACACAGGTAGTGCTATTCGGGTGCGTAGGTCAAGCGACAACACAGAGCAGGATATTGGATTCAGTTCTGGCAATTTAGATACATCTTCTTTAACTACTTTTTGTAGTGGTACAAATGGATTTGTAACTACTTGGTACGATCAAAGTGGAAACGCAAACAACGCAACGCAATCAACAGCAGCAAATCAGCCGCAAATAGTTAGTAGTGGTGCAATAATAAATGTAAATTCAAAACCATGTTTACAATTTGATGGCTCAAATGATATAATGAAATTTATTGGTTCGGGTACTTCTTCAAGCAATACGCTTTTTGTTTTATCAAAATCTAATAATAACTCAGCATCTTATCAAACCATTACTTCCATCGGTAGTATTACACCAGCAACGGCATTTGCTTATTTATATTATGGGGCAGGAGGAAACGATGCAAGGGTAGTTTATTCAGATGTTTTGAAATCTTTCGATGGTGCAAGAACATTAGTTCAAGAACTTGTAACAATTAACGCTGTTAGTACAACAATTTCAATGTTAGTGAATAATTCAAGCGTATCACTTACAAATGATACAAGGGTACTGACAACGAATTTAAATGATGTTCAAATCGGTAGTGACACCCAATATAATGACCCATTTAACGGTTCAATTCAAGAGGTAGTTCTTTACACAACGGCACAAACTTCAAATATTAGCGGAATCAATACTAACATTAATACATATTATGCAATCTATTAACGGATATCAATACATAACAGAACAGGAAGCAATTAACGCAAGGGAATTGTGCGATACTTACTACGGAATACCTGTTGCACCTGATGACATAACCCAGAATTGGGTTGATTATCAGTTTGCAGATTTGAACACTCCGCAATTTTGGTATATTGTTTTTGATGAATCACTTACACCAATTTTAGGACAACCCACAGAGTTTGAAGTTGTAACCCCACCTTTCCCTCCCACTGAATAATGAAGACCTCTTTCCTCTTATACACAGGTACAACTCTCTTAGCTTTTTTAGGAGCTTACTTCCTTAATCTAGGAGCAGATAATGCTGAACAGTACTTAGCTGTAGTTGCTGTTGTGTTTATAGATGGATTTTTTGGGGTATGGGCAGGAACTAAAAAGATTGGTTTTCAAACTAGAAAAGCACTTAAGGTACTTCAGACTTTGTTTGCTTGGGTAATTATACTTACGGGTGTCTTGATGATTGAGAAGGGGTTTGATGGAACTTTTTGGCTAAGCGAAACTTTATGTGCTCCCTTTATTGTTTTTCAGCTGATAAGTGCGCTTAAAAATGCTCACACAGTAGGAATCATAGACAACAGTGTACTCTCTCAAATTTTAGAAAAGATAGATCAACACAAATTCAAGCACGATAATGAAAAACCTCTCGATTAAACTTAACTTTATCTTCTTCTTTGCTATTGTCTACCTTTTATACAGGTATGAGTACGTACAAGAACAAGACACCAATCAAGTAATCTCTTTTATAGATTCTATTGATAAAGCAAATGATACTTACTTTGAGAAGATAGACTCCTTAGAGCACATAAAACACGAAGAGTATAGAACTTACGAAAAAATCACCTTAAAGTATGACACCATTCAAATCGCTATTGACACTATGCCTGATATTGACGGCACAAAGTATCTACTCACAATCTCTAGACAGCTTACCGCTAAAGGAGTTGAATAACGAATTCCTTAAGGGAATTCAAGCACGTGAGAGAGTAGTAAGTCTTAAAAAAATTGTTAAGACTGACAGTGTACAGTTATCTTTATATAAAGATTCTATTATTCCTAACTTTAGATTAGCTCTAGATACCGCTAAAGTAGAGATAGTTCGCTTAGATACTAAAGTTAAATCTCAAGCAGAAACTATTAAAACACTTAAAAATGTTTTGAAAGGTGGATTAATTGCTATAGCTTTGTTAACCATAGGGTTAATACTTTAACTCTCTGCCTATGATCCCAATCTCTAAACAGATTGTTCAATACTACATTGACAATCCAAATACAACCGAGACAGCTGTTGAAGTTGCTATCCGCTTCAACTATCAGCCAGAAATAAACAATCTTCTAAGAGGAAAAAGAGTTCGTGACTTAAAAAGAACAGCAATGGCTCATCTACTTAGGGAGGATTCTTTATATCAGCCAACTGCTACTTCTCCTGTGTTGTCTAACCATACTCTAGGAACTTACGATGAGAACTTAGATAAAGGTACTCTAGAAGTATCTAAACTAGTCTCTGAGCAACCTAGATCTGCTGAAGAGATTATTAAGATCCACAAAATAGATACTACTAAGTGGAGATTAGTACAGTATTGGAGTAAAGAAAAACAATCAGGTTGGCTAGTGTCAGCCTTATTTGCTTCTATAAAGCCTGAGGATAGTTTACCTGAAGACATAGAAGCCGTTCTAAGAGAGGTTTTCTTAGAATCTAACATAAGTCCTTGCCCTACTCCTAAGAAGACTCCTGTGGCCTCTAAAAGGGCTTTATTTGTCTATATGAGTGACAAGCATGTAGGAGCGCTTACTCACCCTAACTCTATTTTCAACAACGAATACAACGAAGACATCTTCGAAGTAAGAATGATGAGAGTATTAGAAGAGATAGAGAAGCAAGTAAAGATCTACGGAAGACTAGAAGATCTTTTTATTTGTGATTTAGGAGATTCATTAGATGGTTGGAGTGGCTTAACTACTAGAGGAGGACACCAACTACCTCAAAACATGAACAACAAGGAGTCTTTTATGACTTACCTTTATGCTCACAAAAGATTTTTCGATGAATTGCAAGAAAAGAATCTTGCAAATAACATTCATGCAATTATGCAGACAGAGGACAACCACTCAGGTTCCTTTGGTTATATTACAAATCAAGCACTCACTCTTTATTTAAATACAGCTTATCCTTTTATCAAAGTAACGATAATGGAGAAGTTTTTAGAACATTTTGATTATGGCAAACACACGTTTATCTTTACTCATGGCAAAGATTCTGAGGATCTTAAGCATGGTCTTCCCCTTTTCTTAACAGAAAAAGCAGAAAATTTCCTTAATAAATACATAGATCACCATGGTCTAGGAGAGAATAAAAATATTTCGATAGTAAAAGGAGACTTACATACAGAGAGTATGCAACAAGTCTATAAGTTTAGATACCGTAATGTTCTCTCTATGTATGGCTCTTCTAAGTGGGTAATGAATAACTTTGGTCCAGGATATCCAGGAGTTTCATTTGATTTAGTAGAAAAAGATACGGATTTAATATATTCGTTTTATATTCGCTTTAAATAAAATTAAAAAAGTTATGATTACCCTAGCAGATATAGATAAATTAAAAAATAAGTTTTACTTAGACTCAGAAAAAGATGGGCTAGGAATAAGACCTAACGTAATACTAATCACAGAGGATCAGTTTGAAGAGATACTGAAAGAAATGGGTGTAGAAGATGAAGAAGACATTACAATAGAAAGCATACTAGGAATGGATGTGGTTATAGCAAATGGATTAGAATACCCAAGACTATTAAGACTTTAACTTTAAATCTTCTTAAAGTTCAGTAACTTTAAATACTACAGAGTAAGCATTTAGATTATTATTGTCTACATAGACAGTAGGAATAGTTCCTCCTACAAATCCTGAAGTAAAGTTCAGAATCACTCCCCCTCCTATTGTTGTTACACCTGCTTGACTTATGCTAGATTGAGGAGTAGCTGCATTATTAAAAGTCGCTACATACATACCTGCTTCTTGTTTGTCTTGAGTTACATTGTCAACAGCGTAGTATTCTATCTTAAGTAAACCTACAAAGAAACTAGTAGCAGACTGATACAAAATAGTATTAGTAGACATTCCATTTACTACTACGGTAGTTGAGCTACCTCCACCTCCACTACTTCCGTTAGCTGCCAAAGTAATCCTACCTTGAGCATCTACGGTGATGTTTGCGTTAGTATAAGCACCTGCTGTTACAGCAGTATTTGCCAACGCTATTGTTCCAGTGGTTGTTATAGTTCCTCCGCTTAAACCTGTACCAGCAACTATTGAAGTTACTGTTCCTACATTACTAGTATAACCTTGTGCTGAGACCCAACTTTCAGTTGCTATGTTCTGCCAAAGAGTTCCGTTGTAGACTAAGTTTTTGTTGTTTGTGGTGTCGTATGCTTGAAGACCAGTCGCAGGCGTAGTGATTGCTAACACTTGCCCATTGGTCATTCTTGGTTGTAGGAAACCTTTTGTTGTTGAATCGAATTGAACTTGGGCTGAATTGTTAATTGTGCTGTTTATTCCTAATACAAAAGTATCTGCAATTAATTTGAAATATGATTGAGCTATTGTATTACCACTGTATCCAAAAATACCAGTTTGAACATTGTAAAATCTAAATCCCGCACTACTTGGTTGAAAATATGAGGTTGTTCCATTTGCATTAAAAAATGTAGTACCGCTATTTAACCAAAAACTATTATTATTTACACCCCATTTAAATACGCCATCATCGGTAATTGTTAAAAATGTTGACCCAGCACTATTTTGCACAACAAAAGCATTTGTAGAAGAAGTTGTTCCTGATCCTTTTACTAATAAACTATTAGTTGCTGAACCTGTAATTGTTGTATTACCTTGTATTCTAGCAGTCCCATTTACATCTAACTTATATCCTGCATCGGTAGTAGAGTTTATGAGGACGTTGCCAGTATTCGGTATAGATATTGCTGCTATTGAGCCAGTATACACTCTAAATTGACTAGAAGCGGCAACCATATATATGTTTGCACTAGGGTCTAATTTCAAACTTTGACCTGCCGCAATTGAAACACTTCCATTTATTGTTAGTAAAATCCCAGGGACAGTTCCCGTTGTACCAATACCAACTCTCCCATTAACCGTATCTGTGTAGATAAGATTAGTAGCAACCGTAAGCCCACCTACAGTAATCGCATTGGTGGTGGTGTTCCCTGCTGTGGTTACTTGTGCTAGGGTAGGAACTGTGATGAGGGGAGTACCTCCGAAGATGGTAGATATGCTTTTGTTCTTCCAAAGAGTAGTTGAAGACTCGTAGACAAGGAGGTCGTTGTTGGCCTCAGAAGCAATTTGAACTCCGTGTAACTCATTCAACTCATAGCCGTTCTGAATCAAGATAACCAAACGACCTTGAGTAGGGTGAGCTCTAGCAATATACCCGATAAATACTGTATGATTGGGTTCTGCTGGAATTGTACTTGTAAATGCCCCTGCTGTAGCGGCAGACAACCAAACAGAATCTCCAGCCGTAAATGCAGAAGTGTCTAAGTCGTGAAGAGTTCCATTTACTGCAACATAACCATCTGCGTTATTTGTGATGTTTGCTACAACTATACCTATTGTCTTAGAAGAGGTAGCTTCGGTATCAGCCTGTGCTCTTACAGCGTTAGGTCTGTTGCCTGTTGCTCCACTTAAATAAACTACTGTACCTTTAGTTAAAGTAGTGCCAGTAGAATTTCTTACTACAATTTGGATGGTCTCAGCACTATCTACTACTCCGTCATTATCGACATCATACGTGCTCTTACTCATGTCGCCTCCACCTCCACCACCAGCAGGAGTTTGATTCTCCCACTGAGAAGTAGTAGAGTTATAAGCTAAGACTTGAGCATTAGCAGGTGCACTTATTGTTACATCTGATAATCCATCAAGAGTAGTTACTCCACCTGGAACAGCTTTCCAAGTCCCATCATCTGCTAAGTAAAGATTACCTGCTCCTGTAGATCCTGTTCCCAATCTATTAGGGTCGATGATTCCTAAAGAAATATAAGAAGCATCAAACAAACGATAGGCTAATGGACCATTTCCTGTTACAGGAGTAGCAAAGAAATATCCAGAAGGTAATTGTGGTACCCCTGGAAATTGTACAGTATACTGCTTTAATTCGTCTATATTAAGCGGATTTCCAGCCATAGCACAAATATAATAGATTAAAAAAATAAAGAAAGGGGAACTTTTGATTCCCCTTCCTGGTTGGTTAAAAAACTAAATAAACTAAAACTAAAATTACTAAAATTACTAAAATTACTAAAACTACTTAACCTCCTGTGGTCCTCCTGTTAGGCTGAAGAATGCAAGAATTTCTTCTTTTGACTTCAACTCTAATACTATAGGCTCACTGGTGGTTTCAAATTTAGTGATTTTTACTGGAACTTTTTGCTTAGTAGCAGGATCAATTTTATATTGATAGTCTACAGGGTTAAGTTTGTCAGCACTTCCTTCTAGAACAATAGCTAAGCCATCATCTGTAGGGTAGGTCATTAAGACCTTACTGAGTTCGAAGGAGTAACCTTTCTTAATGATAAGTTCCATCTCTTCTCCACTCTCGATTTTTTCTCTTTCTGTATAATAGAATAACATATTTTTATTTTTAATTGATTACCAAGTGAAAGCAATATCGCTATCTCTTACCATGATTCTTTCTGCACCATCTACTTCTACTAGTTCAGCAGACTGAAGATACATTAAGTTTACGTACACTACATCGCCTACTTTTACATTGGTTACTTCTTCTCCAACAGTATGAACTTCTAAGTGCTTTAAACCTATTAGTTCTTTCATGTTCATTTCTTCTTCCATCTCTGGTGTAAGTTGGATAAGTCTTTCTTCTCTCTTAGGACGATTAAGTAATACTCTGTGTCCAAATAATTTTATGCTCATTTTTCTTTTTATTTTAGTTCTGCTTTTACTACATCTAGACCTGCAGCAATCAAGAGTTCTAGTCCTGATCTATCTCTGTAGTCTTCAATGTATACAAATGTAACGATTCCACTTTGAATTACCAACTTAGCGCAATGCACACAGCATGCATGAGTACAGTACATAGTTGCGTCTTCTGTACTTATGGGACTCTTACATGCTTTAGTGATTGCATTAGATTCTGCGTGTAACACGTATTCAAGAGTTACATTGTTTACTTCACAAACATTAGGAAATCCTGAAGGTGTTCCATTATAACCAAAGGAGATAATGTTTCCATTCTTTACAATAAGAGCTCCTACTTGGAGTCTTTCACAGTAAGATTCTTGAGCAATTCTTTTAGTTAAATCTAAGTAAAGAAGTGCTTTATTTCCTACTTTTGAGCTGTAAATGATTGGTATCTTATGCATTGTCTATGTTAAAAACTCTTCAAATCTATAAATTTCTTTTGGTAAATCCATATCTATGTCATTAAATTTTATATTTCTGTGAAATAGAAGTTTATAATCTTCAGACATGTCATGGAATCTATTCTGCTTAAACATCTCAATGTCTCTTCTGTAGATAGAATTAACTCTAAAGACAAACATTATCTTATCTTCTACCTCATAGTAGTCATAGAAAGAGTCAAAGCTGGTAATCTTCTTTTGGAATTCCTCAAACGCAGCTTTGTCTGTAGGCTTAAACAAGTAAAAAAGACAGTATAGATACTTAGACTTGTATCCGTAGTCATCTACATAAACATTAATTAAGCCGAAGTTTAACAATACTCTTAAAGACTCATCACCCCTTGCTGTAAATATCAAGGGGCTTAGAAATCTTGTAGTATAGTTTAAACTCGTATCCACTACTTTATTATACAATTCTGATTCCATTGTTTCTATAGTCTTCTCTAGTATAGTTCCACAAATCACTGTCAATATGCCAACGTAAACGTTCTAGGGCTTGATGAAAGCCTTCGTAACTCTTACCTTGATATACTCCTCCTTCTTTACCTACTGTCATTGCTTCATCTGATAACTCATAGATAAGCGGACTACCAGGGAATTTTTGGCTTTCTACCAAGAACCTAAAGTTCTTAACAGTTAAACCTTCTCCATAGATACTTGTATCTGTTTGCTTTAAAGCTTCTGTATAGAATGCTCCCTGAAGATCATAACGATACTTCATAAGAGTGTCTGTCCAATAGTTTAAAGAAGTAGTAGTAGTCTTTAAGTCAATAGGATATAAAAACTTATTGTCTACGTCCACAACTACTAAGTCTAAAAGAGCCTTACACTCAAATCCCAAGTACTCAAAAGTAAGGGCCTGCTGTGTAAAGATTTTATATTGGTCATTGCCTAAGATAAACTTAGAACTAAAAGGATGATTCTTCAAAGATTCTACCAGATTATAGATTGTAGCTAATTGTGCTGGAGAAATTACTTTTCTTCCATCTGCTTCAATTAGGTGATCATAATAGGCTTTACCTTCTTTCTCAAATCTTTCTCTTACTTTAGGAAGAGTATCTCTTTTAAACCCTACAGTCTCATAAGCGATTTGTTCTGCATTGGAATCATGTCTATTGATAAATAGGTTCCATACAAAGTCTCCCATCTGAGCTGTTGGTCTTTCTACTGTGCTGATTAGAAATTCTTCTTGGAAGACTTCTTCTCCTTGTGTAATAATTAAGTCTACTCCATCTCCTATCAATGTTACATCTGCTGGTTCTTCTGTGTCAGACTTAGGATCGTAATTATAGTATAGGTTAGGATGTTGTAGGATTTTTTTAAGCCTACTTTGACTTATTGCTCTACTGCTTAGGTAATCTTGATTTAAAATCATTTCTTTTTCTCAATTGATACGGTTAAAACAAACCAAAGAAAGCATAAGTGTATATTAAAGTTATATAACGAAGATGTACGGCTTATGCTTATCGTTGGTATTAAATAAAAGAACCAATAAGGATAACCTCGTTGTCCTCTGGTTCCATAAAAGAAGTTATTTAGTTGAAATTTCATGGTTTCTATCATCATAGTGAGACTTTTCTCTCATTACGTAGGAGAGAAACATAGCATTACACATAATATGACCTAAGTGATCTACTCCTGATTCAGGGTCTTTGTCTTCTCCTGAAAGAAAAGCAAACATATGCCTAAGCAAACTCTCGCTTAGTTGTGTTACAGGCATACCTTTATACCAGTTAAATCGCTCATACTTTTCTGCACCAAACTCAAGGACTTCTACCATAGACTCTAGAGACTTAAAGTCTACTAAAGACCATTGTCTCTTTCCTGTGTTGTAACGTAAAGCTTGTTCAGTCATGATTAACGCATTAAAGCACCTGTAGTAGTTTTAGGAGTAGCATCTACTGGTTTTACAGTTAAGACAACTCTTCCAAACTTCATTGAAGATAGTTCAGTAACTACACAAGTTACTCCATTGCAGTTAACAAGAGTACCCAATTGAATACTTTCGCTTGATTCATGGTCATTGTAGGTAACAATGTTTTCTCCGTAATGATAGTTGACATCAGGTAAGCCCACGGCTTCCACTCTGTCTGTTTCTGTTCTTGGTTCTATTATATATAACATAATTTTAGTTTAATTAATTTAATTCAGGTACAGGCACTCCAAGAGTATCTGTTGCAAAGTTAATTACTTGCTTAATAAATTCATTAACTTCTTCTTTTTTTCCTTTGGAAAGTGAGAGTGGTGTTTTAATAAATTGACCTTGGAACATAATCTCCTCGTAGAAGAACTTGTCCTTAAGATAAGTGACTACCTCTTCTTTGGTGTATACTTCGCCTGTAAGGGCTTCAAATCCTCCTCGAATGATAGGTACTAGAGTGCTGTAGAAATAAGCCAACTGAGGGTTTGTTTTTTTAGAATCTAATCTAGTTATACAAACTTCTACATCCACCGCAGGATCTCCTTTTGTCAATTCTCTAAAGTACGACTGCATCAACTCTCTATCTCCCTTAAGATGAATAGTTCCATCTATGTTAAGGGAGAGAGTAGCTGGCATATAGATGCGGTTAATCATTGTTTAATTATTGTTTATTATTAGTCTGCTGCCCAACCAAAGAATACATATTCTCCTTGACGTTCATCACTACTAGGCTTATAGTTTACAAAGGCTACATTTTTCTCGCCTTCTTTTAAAACGTTAACTCTAGTAATGTGACTACTAATCTTAGTACGTTCTGTGTAGTCTCTGGCCATCTTAATTGCTCCTGCTTGTAATGGATGACTTCCAATAAGTCTTCCTTCTGCCTGTACTTCGTATCTAGTTTCCCAAACACGTCTACCTACCTGAGGAATTATTTCTACTTGGCTTTTAATCTTGTTGCTGTTTAATTTAGGTTCTACAGTGCAGATACCCCAACAATCTCTTTTATCCATAACGTCTTGTGCGGAGTCAATAAATTCACTTAGTTTCTTGCCTGACTCTTTAAACTTCTTAGTAACGTCTACAAAACCATTAGTTGTACTAATGGTTCCATTGTACGGATCATTACCGTACTCATCAGTAGCGTCTTCTATTGCATTGTTGTAAGCGTCTTTCATACTAGCCGCTATTTTTCTTTCATAAAATGTAGTTGATCCCATAATTTTTAATTTTTGTTTTGTTTTTGTTTTTCTAATTCTTCTAATTCTTCTAATAATAAAAATGCCAGTTCTTCGTCTTCTGCAATTTGATTTAAATCTTTCTTTTCTAGATATCCGTCTAGAATCTTAATAAAGTGGGCATTCTTTGCCTTAGCTTCATTAATTGCTTTCTTTAAATCAGGATTAACAAACTCACGAATGAACTGGTACTGTGTGTTTAATGCTCTCGCTAGGAGATAAGTTCTTCTTACCTCCTTAATTTCTTCAACTTTCATTACTTACTCCAATAAGGCGATATACAAGGATCTGCTTTAAGTGGTACTCTCGTACAAAACTTAGCTCCTGAATCTACCATTGATTTTTCTAATTGTGCAGCAACTTGTTGCACAATCCCCTCAGGGGACTCTACTAGAATCTCGTCATGAATTACGTTAACAATCTTAACTTTAAATAAAAGATCATTAGGTACTAGATACCTTGACCAAAAGTAAACACATGCTAGTTTAGTTATCTCTGCAGATTCTCCTTGTATTCCATAGTTAAGGGACATTCTTTCTATGTCTCCCCTTTTGCTAAAGAATTTAGAAACTTTCTCTTTCATAGCAACTGCTGTAGGAGTGTTTGAATTCTTGATCTTTTTATATCTTTCCCAGAAGTCTTTGTCTAGTTCGTTTTTAACTTGTAAAAACTCATCGTAATAATCTACGTAGGATCTCTTGCCTGTAACAGGAGAGATTAATACATAACCATTCTCAATTCCGAACTTCTTAGTTTCGTCAAAGTATGCTTTAAGCCCAGGAAATGCTAGAAAATAGGATTCATAAATTTTATTACCTTGTTCTACGCTTAGTCCTAGTTGTTCTGCTATACCTATTCCTGACCCTCCATAGTTAATAGCAAAGCCAGCTACCTTAGCAGCCTGTCTTTTTTCTTTGTGTTTCTTTTTAATCTCGTTTAAATCCATTCCATCCAACTCTTCATACATCTTAGAGGCAATAAAAGCGTGCATGTCACCCAAATCTTTATCATAGAACTCAAGTAAGTTATCATCCAAACACTTGTTTACTAGTACAATCTGTTCTTGACCTGTATAGTCACAGCCTACTAGTGAGTTTCCTTCTTCTGCTACAAAACAACTACGTGTTTCTTCATCTGAGGGAATGTTTTGGAAGTTAAAGTTCTTGGTTGTTCCTGACTTACCTCCACTAGATAAGCGACCTGTGTTCATCAACTGTTTGAACTGAGTGTGTATTCTACCGCTTATAGGGTTGATTTGCTCAATCCAGTTATAACCATAGGTGCCTATGTCTTTTTGGGCTTCTTTAAAGGAAAGATAAATCTTAATAATAGGATGTTTGTCTTGAAACTTTACTAAGTGGTTTGCTTCTATTGTATGCTTCTTAACTCCTTTGTCAACTACAGTAGTATTTACTCCAATAGTCTCAAAGAACTGCACTACCTGAGAAGGTGAGTTCCAGTTAATCTTGACTTTGTTTTGACTAGAGAAAATATCTAGCTGATAGTCAATAAATTTATCCATGTTGTTAAGAAAGATAAACTCATTCAACATTCTAGTAGCTGCATCTGCTTGAGTCTGTACTTTGTGAATCTTGTTAGTCCACTTATCTACGTCTAGCTTCATACCACAATACTCTATGTAAGCTAAAACTAAAACAAAGCGATTATCTAACTCGATTGATACTTTAGCACCAGCAGCAAATAGAATTGTCTCTTGAGCATCTTTAATAGAATGTAGGTATTTTACGTCATAAGCAGAATACTTTACAAAGCCTTCTGTTAGATTGCCTGTAATATGTTTTCTTTCCTCTTTGTCTAATATAACTCCGCAATGTAGTTTTACACAAGCAGCTAAGGAACACCTATGACTTTCTATACCCAAACGAGATGTTTTTTCGCCTAAAAAGGTATCGTATACCTTAGTTGGTACAATTCTCTGATGATATAAGAACTTTAAATCAAACTTTAAGTTATGACCAATGACTCCTTGAGTCTCTAAGAGCTGTTTGTAGTCATTGATATCAATCGTAGTCAAGTCAACTACAAACTGATTGTCATTGTCACCTAGCTGAAGTGTGTATAGCTTACAGGTATATGCATCAAATCCAGAAGTTTCTGTATCTATAGCAACCCATTCTAGGTCTTTAAGGTAATCTAAAGATTCTTGTACTGTGCAGAGAGTTATATCAGGTAGGGAAATGTTTTGTTTTGTTACTAGATAAATCATTTTAATAAGGGTTCCACTATCTTGTTATAATCCTTCAGTGCTTGGTGTAACTTTTGATACTTCTGATCTTGGCTATAGTTTCCTTGTTCGATATCTGTAAGGCAGGTTCTATAAACGTCATAGATAAGTTTTCTATCGTAGTTACTTAATTTTAAAATCTTATTAGAAAGCTGTAGCATATCTTCCGTAGTATCAGTTCCCCATATCCTGTTTAAAGACTTACCTAAGTTCCACACGTGGTGAGGAGTATATAGATTACATCTAGGACAAGCAGGCAAAAGATTAGTTAGGTGGTAGCGAGTAGCAACCTTAGTTCTACCTACAAAGTGAGCACACTGTAGTCCTTTAGGATCTAGTGTGATTTCACAAGCATGGCATTTATTAATATGTGCTCCTCTAACTAACCAAGAAGTTATCTGGTCTAGTTTACTTTGACTGATTGTTTCTTTTTCTAATTTACGCTTAATCTCTTTACGGACTTTCTGCTTTTCTTTCTTGTCCTTCATTACACACGTAGCACATAACCTCTTTGTTTTGTTGGCTATGGCTTTTACCTTCCCACAGTCTGAACAAGGCTTTTGAATTTCCTTAGGTTCAGGTATTCCTTTGACTGGAATCTTTTTTGTTGCTGTTCTCTTTAACATAGTATACAAATATAATAAAGAAAAGGGGATCTAATGACCCCCTAATCTTATTTGGCATGCAAGAGACAGTTACAAAGATAACTCAGGTGTGTAGAGAGGGGTGTAGGTTTCAGAAATTAATTCTAAGCCTCTGTTGTTAATGTTGTAGGCAGTTCCGTGAATTAGAGACTCACGCTTAGCTTCAATACTCTTATGTCCCATCATATAGTTAGTGAAACGAGTAGTAGCGTTAAACAAAGCGTAAGCTGTGTTCTCGTGTGTCTCATATTCGGTAGTCAAAGCTGTTCTAAAGTCGTTAATACGATTTTTACCCCTAGAAGCTTCACCGTCTCCTCCTATAATGTTAATGATAAATTCATCTGTAACTGCTTCAGGAATGTAAATCTTACTAAGTTCTACTAGCTTTTCGATAAACTGTTCTTCTTGTGTAAGAGAGTTTTGCAACTGAGAGATGATCAAGCCTAAACGCTCATGAGAATTCTTAGTATGTCTTACACGTTGAGAGTCTCTAAGAGCCATATAAAAAGTATTAGAGCATACTACAGTTACGTTAGTAGTTCCAAAGCCCATAGGAGCACTACCATCATGTGAAGTAAGAGCTGTTAGGAATCGTTTGTTAAAGGATCCTCCAATCTGTACATCCATTAAAGGAAACTGATAATAGACCTTTTGTCCATTCCCCAGAAACCCACCTCTTTCCCCAGAAATATTAACTCTAGCGGCAGCTTCTAAAAGCATATCAAGGATTTCTTCATTCTGAGTAGGAACATATTTAGATCCTACTACACCAAGACAATTATTGTTGTCTTCACGGAATACTCCATAAGCAGGAGTAGTTTCTCCATCAGGACCAAACAAAGGTTTCTTTGCTACAGTCCAATTCGTTCTAGATGATTCTAGCAATTGTTGTTTGTTCATAATTTAGTGGTTTGTTTTTTAATATTTTCGATAAAGTTGATTAATTCGTCTAATTCTTTAATTCTTCCTTGGATCTCACAGTACTCATACTCACTGCTTTGCTCCATTTCTTTTATTATTTTAGTTCTATTAGATAGATACTCTACTAATTTTCCTTTTAATTCTAAATGTCCTAAGGACTCGTAATCTTGCCAATTCATTTTCTTTGTTTTATTTTAATCTATTTTAAGTTCTCTAGCCAGTCTATATCGTCTGGATTACTGGCCATGAGTATTTGGTTAATTCTTTTAAAGTGATCACACTCCCAATCTCCACCTTTGTATACGGCAGAAACAGGATGTGATGCTACTAATACGTGGTGTACATCATCGTTAATAAGAGGAGCAAACTTTAAAGCGTCCTTTCCCCAGAAACAGAAAATAAGTCCTGCAGTATTCTCGTTTAGTGTTTTGAATACAGCTTCTGTAAACTGTTTCCAAGGCTCTAAGTGAGAACCTGACTTACCTTCTTCGATAGTCAAAGCAGCATTTAGCATAAGAACTCCTTGCTTAGCCCATGATTCTATATTCATATCAGTGGGGAAGCTTAGTTCATCAGGATAAATGTCTTCTTTGATTCGTTTGTAGATCATTCTTAAAGACGGAGTCACATAAGTTTTCTTTCTAGGAGAGAAAGCTAATCCGTGAGCAATAGGTTCCCCTACATTTCTACCTGGATAAGGATCCATTCCTAAGATAACAACTCTTACTTTCTGAAAAGGAGTTAAATTAAAAGCCTTAAAGACTTCATCCTTGTAAGGAAAGATAGTTTTAGTTTTTCTCTCATTAGCAATGAATCTTCCTAAGGTATTAAAGTAAGGACTTTCTATTGTGTCTTTTAAGTGATGATACCAATCGTCTGGAATATCAATTAGTTTTTGCATCTTTATTGATTAGCTTACTTCTTTTGAGCGGAGTCCTTCTAACAATAATATTAGGATTAAGAGTAGTACTCATAAGTCCTGGATACGTTTCTTCCATCATGTTTATGATTTGATTGTATCTTGTTTTGTAACTTTTAATAGAACTAGAAAAGTTTAAATGTTGTTTCATAGAATGTATAATCGTAGAGTGATCTCTTCCTAACAAAGTACCTACCTTCTTGTAAGTGTAGTTAAAGTGTATTAAAAGTACAGCTGCAAAATGAAATCTTGCTTCTGTTAGCTCACGTTTACGGCTATTTATTGTAAAATCCTTTACAGTCATTGCATTTATATCACAAACAATATGCATGACTCCCAACTCAAACTCTGAAAACTTATCTAAATTTACTTTAAGTTCGTGTGCTTTTATCATTGCCAACTTGCGTTTTAATCTTAGCTCTTCTGGATTGATGTCATTTATTACTTTACTATAATACTGTTTGTTTTTAGTTTTCTTTAAAACTAACAACATAATATTATATCGTACTAGTGCTTCTACTTCTAACTTGTCAAAAGCAATTTCTAAAGCTTCGTTTATAATATCCTTAATTCTTGGCATATCTTTATTAATTTTTCTCTTCCGTGGTTTTTGTAAATATCACTTATGTCTTTTCCTAAACTCCCGTGGTGGTATAGTACAGGAATGCCATACGTCTCTGAAATCTTCTTTGCTCCTTCTTCTCCTGCTCTATCAGCGTCAAACCATACATACATATTATCAAATCTTGCTTTAAGTAACTCGTAAGCATTCTCTGATATAGGTGTAGTTTCGCTTCTAACAGCAACAGCATTCACTCCAATAGAGTGTAAGGTCATAACATCTTTAGTGCCTTTAGTAATGATTAGAATAGTTCCTTTGTGTGGTAGCTGAGTATAACCCTCTAGCATACCTCCAAAGAAATTAGTTCTAAATTTAACTTTCTTTTCTGCATAGGGACGATAAAGTTTAAACTTATCTTTTTCCTTATACCGATAACAGGGGTCAAACGTATTACTAATGTACCAGATGTTATCTGCTATCCAAGCTTTGTCTACTTTCCTTACATCATAGAACTTAAGAATCTTTTCTGTTACTCCGAATTGAAGCCAGTACTCTAAGTCTTTCTGTGTAAATTTTGTAACTGTAACTTTGATGGATGCAGGCTTTACCTCTGCTGGCTTAGCACTTTTAAGAGTGGATACTTCCATCTCTAGTCTAAGTCTATCTTCTAAACTAAAGTTCTTAAGTTGGAAATCTGATTCTATTTTATATAGAATGTCTGGATACTCGTAGCTAGTACTCATTTGAGCTATGTCAATTGCATTGTAGTGTACTTTCTCCGTAGCATAATCTACAAAATACAGATTACCTCCTTGACTCCACTTAAAGAAACAGGTAGCATGCTTATCAGATCTGAATGGATTCTTATATTTCTTTCTCAAGTCTATTTTCTCACCGAAGTAAAAAGACATTAGGTTTTCTTGCCCTAGTAAAGCGTATAACGTCTTTACATTAGGTCTTATTTCAATGCTTGAGAGATCCATAAGTGTTGTTTTTAACCCTCCTTCAATAAAAAAGGGGTCACAAAAGTAACCCCTTTTCTAAAAAAGAGAATAGATTACTTTTAATTTTAGAAGATATCGTTGATATCTGTGCTAACAGGACTAGTTGCTACTTCACTAGTATCCCAACTCATCATAGGTTCTGACTCTTTGAAAGGAGTTTCAGTTTCATTTGCGTCAGGAGCATTATTCTCAGTGTATTCTTTGAAAGTAAAACTTCCGTAGAAACTCTTAAAGCCATACTCACCAGTGATTTGCTTAGCTACATAGTCGGTAATTTTACCTTGTACGTTAACAAATACTTTAGTGCATACGTCTTGATATTTTTCGTCTTTAATTCCTAAAAGAACTTTAACACCCATGTTGGCTTTATTAAAGTGAGCAAAGAAGTCTACTAACTCATTGCCTTTACCTTTAGCAATAGAAGCCCAGTTGTCAAGAACAAATGGCTTTTCTTTAGGAGAGATGTTACCATAAGCCTTAAGCAAAGAATAAACTGTTTCTTCACCGCCCTTAGCTTCACGTACACTCTTCATATCTAAACTACGAGAAGGGTCAATAGATGCTTGATACTCACTTAAAGTAGCAAGGTTCTCAGCCCACGAAGTCTTAGTGTAGTTGTCAATGAATTGTTTCTTGCCTGCTTGAGACATACGGGTGTCATTGTTTACCCACAAAGTAAACTTACCACGCAAATCTGTTTTAAAGTCTGGATGATTTACATACCAAAAGTCAAGACGCATTCCGTTCTCTGACTCATAGGTAGGTTCTTTAACTTTGTCCTCTTCAATACCTAGGATTTTTGCAAGTTCTTTAGCTGTAGGATTAACACTTACAACTTGAACAGGAGCAAATCCTGTGTACATTTTCTTGCCTGCTCCAGGCTCTCTGGTTTCTAATTGATCGAATTTCATAATTTAATTTTGTTTTGTTTTGTTTTGTTTTATTTTTTGCTTTTTACGGGTACTGGTACTTCTTCTGCATAATAACTATCTATTGTATCACATACTGTTTGCAAGTCGTTAGGGATAAGAGTTTCTGCAAACATATCCATAGGACTTTTAGCAGGGTAATTCTTAAAACGATTGGTTACAAAGTGATAAGTTGCTTTCTCATCTTTATCTTCACCTACGTGAGTATAAAGACAGATAGTAAACAATCCTTCTAGTACGATTTGGTTATCCAATGCTTTGCCTATTGTCTTAATCTTCTGACCTACGATATGTCCATCATCTTCAATGTTCTCTGAGTGGGTGATGTAGAATACTTTAAGGTCATTACGAAGCTTACGAGCACTAGTAAGCATATTAGTTACATCTTTTGCAAGGGTAACAAACTTACCAAAACCGATCTCATTGGCTTTCTTCATCATAAGGAAAGACATAGAGTAGATAGCATCATCCATGATGATGTTTTTGATGTGAGGAGCTTTCTCGCTAATCTGTTGTAACAATGCGGTGATTTGATTGATGTCATCTACCTCCATGTAATTTTTAGATTCGAGATTGTAAAGTTTTTCTGCTCCTTTGAAAGGCAATTCTTTCCTTGCTACATTAATAATAAATGTTTCTTTTGGGTCTAGAGTCCTTACAGATGTGGATTTACCAGTACCTGAGGGACCTACGATAGCGATTAGTTTGCTTGACATATAGTTAGTTTATTTTGTTTATTTTGTCTCTAGTAGTTTATCTAAATCTTCAGTTATTATTTTCCAACCGTACATAGAAGCAAAGAATCTTGCTCCTGCTTGGCAACGCTTTTTATCTTTAGAAGGGAAACTTAAGATTGCTTTTCTTACTTTACTGTTGTCATAAAGTAATTTAGCTAGCCAATCTATAAACTCTTCTTCCTTCTCCATTGTCCAAGTGTGTTCCCAATACCAGGTAGGAGAATTAAAATCTACTTCCTCGTAATTTTCTCCAATCATACTACACATATGGGTGAGTACTTGGACTAATTCTGGACTAAACTCTTCTTTTTTATTCATTGATTTTAACAATTTTACAATTTTACAATTTTACATTTTTAAATATCTTTCATAATGATTGCCTACAGGATTATTCATCTCTTCAGGCTTTGGTAACTCGTCAAACTTTCCGTTAGCTCCATTAAAGTAAAGTCCTACGCTTGAATTTTCTAAGCCATAGTAGCGGTCTTTAAGGAATTTAAGAGAGCGGTATTTGTTACCTAATAGAGATACATCATAGCCATTATGAACTGCTATGTTATATCTTGCAGGACTAAATATACCCAGAACTACTTCGTAGTCTTGGTGTACACCTTTGTTAATGTGGAGTTCTTCCATAGAAGGTTCTAGTTTCTCTTCCATTAACTGTCCCTTGTAAGTGTAAGTTTGCTTTTCTGATGCAGGAGTCTGCTGATGGACAATGATATTAGCCATCTTATATCGCTTAGAAAACACGTCTAGCACATAATCCTTAATCATAAAGTCAAAAGTCTGATAAGAACTTAACTTCATCTTAGTGTCAGGAGTTATCTCATTAGATAAGAGACTAATGTGGTCTAGTACAAAGAATACCCAATGGTCTTCAGATCTGTATCTGTAGCCTGTAGTAATTCTTCTACCATCATCTAAGTCTTTGTAGATGTTTTCTCCTATCTGTGGGTTGTCAAAGTATGCTTTTACATACTTAGCTATACCTGTAGGATTCCTTATATAATCTACTACATCTACAATGTTTTGTAAATTAGTGATAAAGGTTTCTGCAGCTTTTATCTTAGTCATTAACTCAGAACTTACTTTATAGTTTCCTATAGACTTTAATTGCTGTACAGTGACAGTAAGATTGTAATTCTGATGTAAATAAATAGATATAAAAGACATCCAGAAATCTGTAGCACTCTCTTCTAAGGCAAAATAAAATATCTTAGGAGTGATTTCTGTATTTCTTGTTGCTTTATAGATGTTTACGATAGTCATGTATTTTGCAAACTTTGACTTACCTACACCTGATGCAGCAGTAATACAAGTAATAGAACCTTTAGTAAAGCCTCCGTAGTATTGAGCCAACCTAGGAAATGGAGGAGCAATAGAAGTTATTCCTCCTGCATCCTTAATTTCTTTGTTTCTCTCAATCTGAGCTATTATACTTTCAAAGTTCATCCTTATAAGATTTGATGACTATTATAGGCAGGTCCACTACCATTCTTTAACTCTTCACACCACTTAGCTAAGTCGCTTTGTTCCACTCCATCTATCTTCTTAGAGATAAAATAACCACACTCTCT